CTGTTTTAGATGCTGCAAACATTAGTAGTTCTGTCCCACTGTTGTGCCGTACCAGTTAGTGCCATCGCTAAAGAAAGAATAAATATCTTGCTTAGATGCTGTGCCAGTGATTGTTGGCGCGGTAGCCGCAGGCCACACAACCGTTGACCAAGTTACAGATCGTGAGCCAGTTCCATCTTGCTTGAGCATGATGATAAAAGATTTACCAGCCACAGCCGTTGGCATGGTGATGGTTGCGTTACCCGTCAAAGTCAACTGCTGAACCGTGCCGTTTGTCAAAGACACAGTGATAGCCGTGCCAGTGTTGGCTGCGTACAAAGTCTCAACGTAGTTGGTGACGGTTGGGTTTGTCAGCGTTTTGTTTGTAAAAGTCTCAGAGCCAGCCAGTGTGGCCAAAGTTCCCGTAGTCGGGAAAGTGACATTGGTTGCACCAGTCAAAGTTCTGGTGTACGCAAAGTTGCCAGATGATGTGACTGTGGCAGCCGCATTGTTGGCCACGCCAGTACCGCCAGAGGCAGGCGACAAGGTGGCAGACAAACCAGCCGCAGTGCCAGAAGTGTTCTGGTTAAAAGTTGGCCAAGTAAATACACCCGTGCTGAAGTCACCAGACTGAGGTGTGCCTAAAGCAGGCGTTACCAAAGTAGGATTGGTAGACAACACCACTGAGCCAGTGCCTGTGCTGGTTGTAACACCAGTACCGCCATTAGAAACAGCCAAAACGCCAGTCACGCCAGTTGACAATGGCAAACCAGTCAAGTTTGTGGCTGTGCCGCTTGCGGGTGTGCCAAGAATGGGGCTGACAAGTGTTGGGCTGTTAGACAACACCACATTACCAGAGCCAGTGCTGGTTGTGACGCCTGTACCGCCGTTGGCCACAGCCAAAGTGCCAGCCAAAGTGATCGTGCCTGCGCCAGTGATAGGGCCGCCAGAAGTTGTCAAGCCCGTTGTGCCGCCAGACACTGCCACGCTAGTAACTGTGCCTGTACCGCCTGCGGCGATCCATTCGGTGTCAGTTGCGCCAACATTGACGGCCAAAACTTTGCCGCCGTTGCCGGTGTAAGACGGCAAGATGTTGCCGCGAGCCTGAGAAGCGCTAGATGCGCCCGTGCCGCCATAGGACAGGCCAACTTCCGTGCCTTTCCAGACACCAACAGTCACCTCGCCTGAGTCGTTGATGACAACACCAGAGTTTTGGATAATCTTGCCAGTTGTGCTGTCAAAACGAGCCACAGCGTTGTCGGTGCTAGAGCCTGGGCCAGTCACATCACCCGTGCCGCTTGCGGTTGAGTTAATGGTCTGGTTAGGCCATGTGCCTGAAATGGTGACATTAGTTCCGGCCACCAGTGCTGGCGTTGCTGTGCCTGTACCACCGTTTGCGACTGGAAGTAGGCCAGTCACGCCAGTAGTTAGTGGCAGGCCTGTCAAATTTGTTGCAGTACCGCTAGAAGGTGTACCCAAAGCACCGCCGTTGGTCAAGTACGAACCAGCAGGCTGTTTGTTGTTAAATGTGTTCCAGTCAGTCGATGCCAAGTAACCATTTGTTGACGCATTGGCCGCAGGCATGCTGATGTCGGGCGCTGTGCCGCCACTAGACACCACAGGGGCAGTGGCTGTCACGCCCGTAACTGCGCCAGCAACTGAGTTGATCGTCTGGTTTGGCCAAGTGCCAGAGATAGTGACGTTGGTTCCAGCCACCAAAGCGGGTGTGGCTGTGCCAGTGCCGCCATGGTTGACAGGCAATACGCCAGTGGCCTGCGCAACAGGCACAAATGTGGCGTTGGTCAGATTGATTGCAGCGGGTGTACCCAAGTTGGCCGAAGTAAACAGGCCGTTTACAGTGACTTGCTTGGTCGCTCCACTTTGAACAAGAGGGATCTGCTCAGTGCCTGCCAGCGGCGTGGTGGCCGATGGCAGCGCGGATATTTTAACGTCTGCCAAGATATACCCCTTTATTCAAATGAAATGGTCGCGCTGACCGTTCCGCTAATTACAACATAGATGCCTTTGTTGGTGTACAGGCCGTTGAAAAAGTTGTGATTAGTGTTAGCCGTTGGCGTGAAAGTCGCCAAGATCACGGGGTCAGATGTGCTAGACGCTGCTGAGTCATACACCGTGATGGTAGGTGTGCTAGATGCGCTGCTCACAAAAATGCCGATCAGTTTGCCTGGTGCTGGCTTGATTTGAGTGCTGGCTGAAATGGCTGCGTAGTTAGACATATAAGTCCCTTCAGATTGGATTTTTAACTAAAACCAGAATAAACATCGACGAGCAAGCATTGTTGTTTGAACTACCAATCGCCGTCGCCTCAAGCGTTGTTTTTTCTGGGATCATCAATGGATACTCAAACACATAGTCTGCCACACCATTGTTAAGGCTTGTAATTGCCGCAGTGCGCCGAATGTTGTCAACACCACGGCTAAGTAGCCTGCCTTGAACCTGATTTGAGCCACCAGCTTGGCCAGCCGAGAACAAACCCTGAGACACATACGCCGTATATCCCGCAGGGATGGTGTAACTGCCAGTCGTTGTGTTGTTGTAGTCAAACTTGATGATGTCGTAGGTGGTCGCAGGCACACCAGCGGTCACAGTGCCTGTGCCGATGTAGATGTCGCCTTCAGCGCCGTTGCTAGACCCTGCTGTAGCCACATAAGCGTAGTTGACACGCAAAAATGACGCAGACATTGTCACAGCCGTCTGGCCATTGAGCGTAACAGTCTCTGTAATTTCGTTGTACTGTGAGTCCAAGCCCTGCACAACCACAGTGCGAGCGCCAGTGCCTGCGGCGGTGTCGTTTGCATTGGTTGAACTGACCGTCATCTGAAGTGCTGACGCAGGGAAAGTGATAAGGCTTGGCAGTGGCCACACCGACACTTGAGTTGAATCTACATCTGGATTAAACCCAAACACAACAACGCTTCGGTGGCCTTGAATCTGGCCACGGGCAACTTGAAGCGTGAATTCTTCATTCTTGCCGTACTGCGTTTGGGAAATGTAGGGTGTGGTCATGCCAAGAACTTCAGTTTGTACAGCGTGGTCAAATACAGTTCAATAATGTTGTCAATCAACTGTTGCAAAGACGAATCTGTCTTCGGTACGACATCATATCTTGCCGCTTCTAGGTCGGCAAGTTGGCTTTCCAAAAATTCAATGATGTTGTTGGTTTTCTTGGCTGAATGCAGTGTGATGGGGCCAATCAAACCATGACGGCCTTGATAGGCCTCGGCAAATGCGTCAGCGTGGTCAATGATTTCGTCATAAAACGTGCCAAGCGCTGAGTGTTTGCTAAAGCTGCGGGTGTTCAAATGAACACTGTGCGCCACATCTCTGGCCAAAAACAGTTGACCTATAAATTCTGCTGCGTTCATTGTTGCATTTCTCCAGGTTCTTCAAGCACTTCAGGCATCTGGTTGATCATACCTTGCGACTCCAAAGCCGCAGCAACCACGCCCATGGCGATGTCTTGGATCTGCTCTTCAGTCATGCCAGCCTGCACCGCGCTGATGCGCTGTGTCTCAGCCTGATACGCCTTGATCTCAGCCTCGTAAGACTTGATGTCCAAGTCGCGTGCTTCCATAGACTGCTGAACATTCTGAAGCATCTGGTGCATCTGCTCCATCTCTTGACCCATGGCCTGCATTTGCATTTCAGCGGCTTGTAAAGCAGGAGATTTGTCGCTGTCTTCCATGAGTTTAGGATCAATGGTCTTGGCAAAGCGCTTGGACATTTCCTGTGCGCCGGGCCAATCCATGTTCTTAACAAACAAATCGCCAGCCACTTGCCACAGTTGTGGGTTGCCTTGCAGCAGTTGAGCCATGGCTTCCAGTGCCTCTTGGCGCTTGGTCGCGTAGCCTGGCCCTGTTGTGGCGACCACATCGTACTTACCGACGCCTGGGTTGTAAATCTTCTCAATCACGATCTCAGGGTTCTCCATGTCGCGGATCTCGCGCACGGGTTCTTCTTGCTCTGGATTGATCTTGACCATCTTGGTCTCGCCATCTTCACCAATGATGCGGGCGATACGCTGGGTGTCGTAAATCTTAGGAATCAGGTCAACCAGTTGGCGAGCCACATGGCGCACAGCACGGGTCAAGTTGTCACCGTAATGATATGTCCCGACATCGCCTTCGCGCTGGCGTGCAAGGATCGCTTTACCGCTGCGCTCGTTGCTTCCCATGCCAAGTGATGCGTTATATTGGCCTGTTGTGGATTTGATGTCCTCAGATGCACCAGCTTTGGCTTGCAAAAGGCCCGTAGAAGCCATCGGCGGCTGCGCACGTTGGGGTAGTGGCAACACCGCACCTTGACCGTCTGTAACATCAGGATTGACTTCCAAATAGGGCCAATTGTTCGTGTTTGCCGTCTTCCACTTGTCCTCATACCCCTCAAACTGGCCACCATAGCCAATGAACGGAGCCTTGGGCGCCAAAGCCAACATCTCGGCCTCTTGTGACACCCAATAGTTGTACATGCGCTGAGCATCTTTGGCGTTTCTTACCAAACCAGAGACATAGATGCGGCCATCGACTTCAAATTCGTTGCCGACCACACGGATCACAGGAATCCACTGGCCTGCCCACTCTTTTTCTTCCAAGATTTCGTAGCCGTTGATCTTGCAGTACTTCACACGACGGCGCTCAGAGATACGGCTGCGTTTGGGCTTGCCGTAGACCATTCTGAGTTGCTTGTCTTCAGGTGTACCCTCAAATGCGGTTTGACCGCCTGGGTACATGTTCAGCGTCGCTTTGTCGTAATCGATGTAGTAATAACCAGCAATACGAACCGTGTCTTCATTGAGCCAGTTGCTGATTGACTGATCACCCACACCAAGCGACTGCAAGGTCGAGATAGGCGCAGCGTCAGGGTATTGACGCTCGTACTCGGCTTTGGTCAGGTCTTCAGTGATAAAACACCACTTGGCATCTGCGCCTGTGGGGTCTTGGATCAGAGGATCCATGTAGACCGAGAATGAGTTGCGGATGCGGCCAATCTTGATGTCTTGATCAAATGTGGCAGGGTCGCAGTATTCAGTGTACAGCGTGATGTAACCCTCGCCATAGGCGACTTGGTTTTCACATGCTGTGTCGTAGGCCACATCAGCGTCTGAGATGTACTCAATGTGGCGAATCATGCCGTTGAAAATCTCAGCAACTTGCACATCGGCGTTGTCATCTACGGGGATGACTTTAGCGCCAGGCCGGTTCTGACGCATGTCGTTCGTCACTTGACGGACATGCTGCGGCAGTTTGTTGATCGTAAGCGTCGGGCGGGCGTTGATCGTCTGACCCTGCACCGCACCGCGAGTGGCCAAAACATCGGCAGGCCATTGCCAGTGGTTGTCAGGTGAGCCAGCATAAAAGCGCAGATCGTCGATTTCGTCTTCACGACTCTCAGCCAGCGCTGAGACAGCCATATCGAGGCGTGCGCGAGCAACGGTCAATATGTCAGAGTCACTCTTTAGAGGTTTGCCGCCAGCAGCTACATTAGCTGCTGCGACCATGCCGGTTGGGTCTGCCATATTACTTCTTCTTCGCTGTTGATTTAGCGGCTTCGCGCTTTACAGAATAAGCAATTGCCACGGCCTGTTTGACGGGGGCTCCTGCCTTGACCTCGGCTGCAACATTCTTGCGGAAGGCTTCTGGGCTTTTTGACTTAACCAGTGGCATCATTTACCTTTCTTGGCCGTCTTGGCAGATTCTTTGAACGCCTTGGCGGTGGGGGCGCCCTTGTCGCCTGGGGAGCGCATTTTTTCTTTGCTACCAGCGGCTATGCGCTCGCGTTTGGCGTGGATATTAGCGTAAAGACCAGGTTTTGTTGCCATATTATGACCCCATCCAAGATGTTGTAACGGATGCTCGCTCTTGAACAATCACGCGAGAATTTTTGGCATTGTACTGCCTGTGCGCCACAGGGAAAGCAAATGTTACACATATTGCGTCCGCAGCATCAGGCGAGGCCAAACCTCTTGCTTTCATGTCCTTCTTTGACTCCAAAAAGATAGTCCCTTTCGAGTCTGGCTTAATCATAGGCGAAACCAAATCAGTTTTCAAGAACCTATCCTTAGGAATTGATGCTGATTTAAGCCAATCTTTCATCGCACCCCACATTTCAGCGCGTTTATTGCCCCACATGATAGGGTTTTTCGACTTGTTGCCAAAGTTAATGCCCTTGATCTTGTACCTCTGCTCATTGAGCCTGTCAACAATACCAGCGCCAAGGCCACCTTCGTCAATCACCACCAGTGCAGGGCTGAATTCCTCAATCGCCTCAATGATGTGGCCAACCACCGTCATGGTGTCGTCACCCCGGTGCCTGTCAATGCGCACAATGTCTCTGCCTTGGCGAATTGCAATCACTGTCGCATCAGCGCCAAAGCGTGCAGGGTCAACACCAATGATGATTGGCGCTGTAATGTCCTTGTATTTCGGCCTATTCATGGCATCATCCACAATGTTTGCCGGAATAAACTGGTCGTCACCCTCAGATGGGAACATGCCATAGACCTCGACATGGGCTTGGGCTGAGTCTGGGCCGTATTCGTCAATGATGCTTTGGTAAACTTGCTTGTCAGTACCTTCAACCGTCCTGGCATCAACCACCTTGTTGCTCCAAAAGTCTCTTTTTGAATTGAAGCACTCATAAAAATAACCAGTGTTGCGGCGTGGATTGGAAAAAGCCAGCCAAAGGCGGTTAGGTGTGTTCTCCGTGAAAAAACCAGCCGTGACAGACCAAATTGAGTCGTCAATACCACTGGCCTCGTCAAAGATCACCATCACACCATCGTAATTGTGGACACCAGCGTAGGCATCTGGGTTTTCTGCTGACCAAAGGCGGCCTTCCACAGCCCAATAGCGTGTGCCTTTCTTAAGGTCTTTTTCAACCAGCTCAGTCAGCCAGTTGGCAGGGGTGATCTTGGTGGCTGCCACCTCAAACCAGTGGCTGTTAATGCTCATGGCCAACCACTTTGTGATCTCAGCCCATGTGACCGCACGCAGCTGGGCTTCTGAGTTGGCTGAAATAATGGTGGTCGAGCCTATGCGGGTGGATAACATCCAGATGGTGAGCCAACTGACTAAGGCTGATTTGCCAATACCACGGCCAGAAGAGACTGCATGGCGCAAGGTTTCAAAGTCTATGCGGCCTTGCTGGCGCTTGATGTGGACTGCAATCTCGCGCAAGACTTCGCGTTGCCATTTGCGTGGGCCTTTGAAGTGTTGGAGTGGGGTATTTTCCTGACCCCAAGGGAATGCAAACAAAACAAACGCTTCTGGGTCGTCGGCGATTGCTGGTGTCCACAGCGTGGCCATCAACTCTTGTTCGTCTTCGGGCTTGTAGATCGTGGTTTGCATTGGGCGAATGGTAAATGATTTTTTAAAAAATAAAAATAAAAATGTTCGCGGGGTTACCGTTCCTGTTGCCCTTTCCCGACGGCCCTCCCCCCTCCCCCTGCGCGGCCGGTGGGGGATTGTCCACAGGGCGTTTTCTACAGTTGTCCACATTTGCCTGTGGATAACTCAGACTGTAATGCCTGAGTACTCAGATTTCTGTGGATAACTTATGGTCAACTTAACATAATGATGATTGTATTAAGTAGACGATGCTTTTCTTGTTGTTGGGCTTTCTTTTCGTTGCGTTTACGCAACGCAGGCGCGTGCGCGTAACGCTACAAAATCTATGCAAAAAGCGCATAACCTTGCTGGATTACGCTTCTTTGGCTTGCACATCAACAACGCTGCTGTCGTCATTCAACACGCGCTGCTTTGCCTCTTTGAGTGCATCCATCACGCTGATGCGTGTATCAGTCACGGCAACATCAATGCGATCGCCATAAGTCTTTGGCTTCAACTTACTTGCAACCCACTTGCGTGCATCGACTTGCATTCGCTTTTGTTGCACCCATGCAGACGCCATAGGGCCTTCTAAACCGTCTGGCATCTCTTGGTCAGCCAATTCAATGATTTCCTCTGCCAAACGGTCTGCACGGCTTTCTACGGCCTTTTCGTACATGGTTCTGAACTCTGGGCTGTTTCGCAGCATAAGCATCACCAATTGGTACGACGGCATGTTCTCAGATGTCTTGAGTGCGGTGCTTAAACTTTTGCCTTCTGAGATTTGTTCGCACAAGATTTGCCAACATGGATTTTCAATTCCATAAACAACAGGGCGACCGCCAGAATTCTTTTTAACCGTCAATTCAGACGCCAAGTTATCAGTCACTTGTAAACTCCTCAAAAAATAAGGTACTCACACCGACTGGCGCTTTCCCCAAAATGTGTGGCAACTGCAAAGAAGCACACGCCATCATGTTATCACCTCAATCTCAACCTTGTACACATTAGGCCCACCAGACCTCTGACAATACTGCCAGTCCACCAAACTACTACCATCATCCACGCCAAGCCAATCAGCCACACCGTCCCTGACGGCCTTAAACCCAGACTGTAGGTTATCCCCATCCAAACGCCTTGGAGCCACCCTAGTCAGCACCACGGTGACTGGCAACACCTCAACCCCAAACGACTGCGCAACAGCTGCCAGCGCATTCCTAGTCTTTTGCCGCTGGGTCTTAGTCAACCTTGCCTTGGCCGCCCAATGCAACCTCATATTGGCCACCGACACAATTTTCATGTCCATCTCAACTTCAATCATGCAACGGCCTTGTCAAGCACCTTTAAAACCGCTTTGGCCAAAGTTGGTCTAAATTCTTGAAGCGCTTCAACATCTTTGTGCAGGGCAAACCTTTCACCGTTCCATGCAAGCCTGTAGTTCGCTTTGCCTGGCACAACACCGTTGGCCACCAGCTTGTAGTTTTGCCATGCACTGTCTGCATC